TATCAGATGTTGTAACTGCTGATGTCGCAGTAACAAGACCTTTGCCATTAACGGTGACTTTTCTAAATGTATCAGTCTGTGGCGAAGAGTTAACTGTTGCCAACGTTAATCCAGCTGTCACGTTTGCAGAACCATCGAAATTTACAGTCCACGATGCATCACCTGTTGCAGTGATAGAACGAGGGGTCGCTAATGTCGATGCCGAAGCAACAGTTCCAGTAACAGAAACTGTAATGTTTCCTGTTGATCCAGAGACATTAATATTTGTTCCACCAGTCAGGCTTAGAACACCAGTGTTGGCAAAGGTGTTGCCAGTTAACGACAATCCCGTACCAGCTGTATAGGTTCCCGAACCAGCGAACTGAACCCAGGTAATGTTTGTAGAACCAATAGTTATCGGTGCATTAGCAGTCTGTGTCCAACCAGTGTCAGCGTTAACTGTGCCTTGGTCAACGTAAACAGAAGCGCCGACTAACTCAGTGCCAGTGTCTGCATCAGTAGAACGTGTTGGTGCACCAGATGCAGCAACGATGTAGATACCATTCTGCGTTTGCGTAGTTTGGTTTTTAATAAGAATTCTGTCACCAGTTGCCAGTGTTACACCGTCAATAACCTGACCATTTGCAAACGAACTTGCAAGAGTTCCGTTAGTTGTGGTTGCAGCGCGAACTGATGTCTTCCAAGTTAAGCCTGCAATAGCCGCATCAACATAATTCTTATTAGTTGCATCTGTTCCTGCCGATGGTGCTGCAAGACCAGTGAGTGTATTGCCACCCATATCTAAATTACCGGTCATTGTGTCGCCGGTAATATTCACATAGGTGCTATCAAGCAAAGGTGTCAAATCTGAAGTAGTTACTGCAGATGTTGCCGTAACAAGTCCTTTACCGTTGACTGTAATTTTTCTAAGTTGATCTGTTTGAGGAGAACTGTTAACAGTTGCGAGAGTAGCTGCAAACGATCCCGTTCCCGAACCAGTAACATCACCGGTTAGAGTAATTGTTTGATCGCCAGTATTTGTACCTGACAAATTCGCGCCAGTAACGTTACCAGTTGCTGCAACCGATGAAGGTGTAATTGCACCAAGCGTCAGAGAAATTGCAGGTGTAGTAGAGGCATTGGAAACTGATCCGCTTACACCATTTGCTGTTGTCACAGAAACAGTAGTTACAGTACCCGTGTTGGTTGTATAACCATCGGGATTTGTAGAATTGTAAGGTGTGTAACCCAGTGCAGTTATAATGTCCGAAGAGCCTACTGCGGTAGAAGCAGTTACCAAACCCTTGCCATTGACAGTGATTTTTCTAAATTGGTCAGTTTGCGGAGAACTATTAACCGTCGCTAGTGTTGTGGCAAACGAGCCTGTACCAGACCCAGTTACATCACCGGTCAACGTAATTGTCTGGTCTCCGGTATTAGTTCCGGAAAGATTTGATCCAGTTACTGTTCCGGTCGCTGCCACCGATGAGGGCGTGATTGCACCCAGAGTTAAAGTAATGGCCGGAGTAGTTGTAGAGTTGGCAACCGAACCAGAGACGCCGTTTGCGGTTACTACCGAAACACTTGTAACGGTACCAGAGCCCGGCGGAGATGCCCATGAGCCTGAACTTCTAAATTTAACCTGATTTGCACTCGTGTCAAACCAGACATCACCATTAAGAATAGTATAGGATCCACTAGGATCAGATGTGCCCTGATATAATGTAGAGCCAGATTTACCGAGCTTAAAATAAGGTACGCTCGTACCTTTTGCATTAATTGTAACTGACATAGAACTCCTGTTCAGACATGAAAGTCTGTCTGGTAAATTTATTAACTTTACCAGTCATGTTATTTAGTCAAAAAATCTTAGGCTGCAACCATATTAACTGTTCCAAGTACCGTTACGCCATCAGAATCTAAAATTTGTACCGAATTTGTAAAGTCTAAAATTTCATCGTAGTATGAAGAGTACGATCCAAATTCAGGAAGGTCGAACACAGTGCTACGCATTATCCAATAAACAGATACTGTACTACCTGCTTGCATATCAAATTTGGCAGAAATACCGGCTGGATCATATGTAGAAATTACGTTTGTAATGTATTCGCCTTCGCCACCGTCGTTCGGATAAACATTTGCTGCAACCAGGTCAACGGAATAGCCACCCCAATCGCCTTGAAGTTCAACACTATTCACAGTTCCACTAATTTCTGTGGAGAACATTTGGTATACAGCCCCCGGAGCTTCAGCGCCTGGAGTCTGGCCCCAGTTAACCATTGTGATATAGAAAACCTTATTAGTCGCGGTAGTTACGTCCATCTTACAGAAAACATATTGTTCTGGGCCAGCATCCGGGTCTGTATTTGTTGTCCAAAATGTCGACAGGCTTCCTGGTGGATAAGGATTTACATTGTTGGGTGGGTTGGCAGTGACTGTCAGGTTAACAGTCGGGATATCAGGTGGGGGTGGTGAACCTGCGGTTGAAATTACAAGACTTTTCATATTAACGTTTCTTAGATTTGCTGCCATTTTGTCCCTCCTAGCTGCCGTATATTTATCAATTTCTTTTGAATTACAATTCTGATAAATAGTTAAAACGGAGATGTCAGATGCCAAGAATTTCACTTTGGAATCCAGTAAAGGGCGCAGATTACAATTTCACTGATAGGACAATTGGTGAAAATTTCAGAATTGCTGGAGACGGTATCCTTGTACACATGTACGAGGGCCCCACTACGGATTCCGAAGGAAGCACTGATACATCACTAACTTCTATTCAGGATGTTCTATTCCTGACAAACAACAATAGAAAATATAATCCAAATGTAATTGAACTAAGAGGTCACCATCAACCACAAGACATTAACTATGATTTGTCGCAATTTGGCATCATGCTTAGTTCAGATGTTATTAGAGTAGAATTCCATTTCAATGACATGATGGACGCGCTTGGCAGAAAACTTATTGCGGGCGACGTATTAGAGTTCCCAAGCTTACGCGATGTTCCTATTTTTGACAATGCAGTTGGTATCAATCGTTATTACGTAGTCCAGGATGCTCTATTTGCCGCTCAAGGATATGGACAAAAATGGTATCCTCACATTTGGCTTGTCAGGGCGAAATTGCTCCAAGCATCTGTCGAGTATACAGAAATTCTAAATCAGGCTGCCTCCGGTCAAAACGATGGTGGAGTTGGCCAAGGCATCGGTGTAATGCCTCCGGGATTCACCGACACATCAGACAGTAATGGTAACCCAGGTACAGGATGTAACCCAAATATTACTAATTCACTTAACTTGTTCTGTAAGATTATCGGCATCACAGATCAAATTGTAGCCGAAGCCGAAAAGAATGCTTTCTTTGATCCGAAATTCTTCGAAAGTGCAAACTTGTATATCTACCTAGATGAAAAAGGTTATCCTATTATTGGAAGTAACTATTTCAGTGGTGATGGTGCTCCGCCAAATCTATCAACAGACTTGGCACAGGATATGGTTCCAGCAGGGCCACTTGTGGGTGCTGGTGTCTCCTTCCCGCCTGGTATGACTGATGGTCAATACTACCTACGTATCGACTATTATCCAGAAAGGCTATTCCAAAAACAGGGTAACTGTTTTAAGCTCATAGAGGTAGATGTTTTGAAAAACTGGACTGCATACAATCGTGTTCTAGATACATTCATTGATAACAATCGCGACACAGTGCTGTCCGACGGAACAGTCATTCCAGAGAAGCAGGCAGTTTCTCAGGTCGTCAAACAAAAGGTCGACTTGTATGCTGAGCGTAAAAAGAAAGTCACCGAAACCGAAGCTGCCCGTTCTGCTATTGCTGAACAACGTGCCAAGACAAAACCTAATTAAACAAAAAGGCTCCAATAGATGGATTTTTTCTACGATGGCCAGGTCCGCAGATACTTAGTTCAATTCATGAGAATCTTTTCTGATATCAAAATCAGAAACGGCCCAGATGCGAACGGCCTCTATACAATTCAGCGTGTACCTATTATGTACGGCGATCCTTCTGCTATGGTTGCACAATTGATTAAGGGTGCAAGTGAAAACACGTTGATGCCATCACCGATGTTTTCAGTGTGGATCGACAATATCAAGATGAACGACAAGCGTCGTCAAGACTCACAATTTGTAGGAAAAATTTCTACTGTCGAAAGGCAATTCGATGCTGAAACTCAAACATATAATTCCGAACCGGGCGTTCGCTACGACGTAGATCGTTATATGCCTGTTCCTTATGACATAACATTCAAACTCGATGTTTGGACTACAAACACCACAACCAAGTTGCAAATTTTTGAACAGATCGCAATGATTTTCAACAAATCCATTCAATTGCAACAAAACTCTAATCTACTTGATTGGACAAGTATCTTCGAAGTATGGATGGAGGATTTTGTCTGGACAAACAGAAATATTCAACAAAGCAATCTGGACGAACGCGACGTGATGAGTTTCAAATTCAAGGTCGAGGGATGGATCAATCCGCCTGCTAAAGTTAAGAAAAGTGGACTCATTGCAGAAATTGTCACACAGGTTTACAACACATCAGATATTGCAGGCATTCAGGCCTCGATTGATGCTGGCGAAGAATATGATCCATTCTCGTGCCTAAATGAAATTCCTATTCAAATTGTTACCACTGTAGGAAACTATAGTGTAGCAGTTGCTAAGGGTGCATCAGCCGATACAATTACTTTGCTGAACCCTGACGGCACAGTTTTGCCGCCGGCAAGTTGGTTCAACTTGATTCAAAAGTATGGTCAGATTACACCTAATATCACCTCGATTAGGCTAAAATTAGACCCTGACCTAGACGTCGACACATCTGACATTATCGGCACAATCGAGCAAGATCCTAACCACGAAAACGTGTTGTTCTTTACACCAGACGTGGATACTTTGCCCGCTAATACAATGTCGCCAATTTCAGCAATTATTGATCCAATCGAAGTGCAGCCGGGCAACGGGTTACCTGTTCCAGTAGCAGGTCAACGCTATCTGCTTGCATCTCATGATGCAGTTCGAGAAGAACCTGCTATTCCACCCGGTGTCCCTACCTCACCGTGGGGTTCTACAGTAGTTGCCTATGCAAATGACATTATCGAATACAATGGTGTAGATTGGGTTGTTTCGTTTGACTCAAGAAATTCTGTGGGCAAAAATTATGTTGTAAATAACTCAAACGGTACACAATACACCTTCGATGGTGTAGACTGGACATACACGTACTACGGTGTCTACGCTCCAGGTTACTGGCGTATCGACAACATAGTGAAAGCTCCAGATGGAACAACAGTCAATAATTACGAATAAAACAGGAGTAGGCACAATCTTTGTGTCTACTAAAACCCACCGAGTTTTATTAAATCTTCGCGCACCCTACAAAACACATTCACTTACATGGTCCCTGTGGGGAGGCATGATGGAGGAAAACGAACAGCCTAAGCCTGCTCTGTTAAGAGAATTGGAGGAGGAGATGGGGTTTGTACCGGATATTGAAAGGATCTATCCGTTTGACGTTTACCAAAGCAAGGACAAGCATTTCAAATACTATAGCTTTGTTTGTATTGTCGAAGAAGAATTTGTGCCTATCCTTAATAAAGAAAGTGCAGGCTATTGCTGGGTGGACCTTGGACAATGGCCTAAACCAATGCACCAAGGTGCTAAGATAAGTTTCTGTAATTTAAAAGCTATCGAAAAGATTAAAATAATCCTAAGTCAACATTAATGTCTGACTTCGTAGACCACTTCAAAATCCTCACAATCGTAAAACATCTGCGGTGTAAGATTTTTCCTTTTCTTGATTAATGCTTCAAAGTTAGCGAAACTTGTGTAGTAATCCGGATCGGCCATCAAGGCCGTTCTTACAAGCTCAACGCAACTCAAAGCATTGTCATTCTTCAGGTCAAAAAGATTATCATAGGGTTTGCCTACTTCAGACTTTGCCTTATCTAAAATTGCTGTCCAATCATCTATCGACATACTGCGTGGCTTGAGCAACGCAACGGAATTGCAATCAAAAACTTTGGCAAAAGGTGTGTATTCAACACCAAGGCCAATTGCTTCTACAATTCTAAAATCTTCATCAGAAGTAACTTCATCTTCTGCATTCATAAATGCGTGAGACCAGTAACTCCATTTACCAGATAAGACAAAATTGGCAAAGGAAATCATATAGGTCGATAGGTGATTATTACGCCTCGAAAGCATAATGTAATAATTACCTTTCAACCTTTGTCTGATTTTATCTTGCTCTTCGGCAGTTAGGGTGTTCTTGGCTTTCCAGTGGATCTTACCGAGTGCTTCTACTGATTCGACCCAAATTCTTTGAAAGATATTCATATATTATTCTCCGTAACCCTTTGGCCAACCAGAGGCCCAGTCAAAGCTGCCGGGATCGGCACTAACCAACATAGCCTGCCTTTTCTGTTCTGCGATCGAGTGTATTGTCATATCCGACGCGATAGCTGCTTGGAAAATCTGTCCCGCAAGTGTCGGAGTCATTAACACAAATTCTCCCGACATTGTTTTCCACATAATGTTTTGAGGAAGGTTAGCGCCAATCATCACAAGTCCGAGTTGTTGTGTTCTTGAATAGGTATCGGAATGGTACCAATAATTACCAACCTTGTATCCCAACTCTGTTTTTCTGCGGTCACGCTCATCCTTAATTTTTAACCACATGTCTTCCTTAATCTGTGCTGCAATCCATGTGTTAAGTTCCTCAATTGTAGGTAACGGATCACCACCCTGGTATACGATATTCTCATAAACAGATGGATCGCCGAAACATTGACATTGAACTCCGGGATATGCCCGGCCAATTGCCTCCATGTATGTATAAGAAATGGTCATAGGATCTCCATTATTGTATATTCAGTCACCGATGCACCACCTAATGTAGCACCTGAAGTTTGATTAACATAAGCTGTGCCAGTACCATTGGTACCAGTTCTTGCAGAAAATGTGATTGCTGTAGTAGCGCCAGGCGAATACACTACCTGCAATGTTGTGCTTGTTCCTGCCATTGCTGTACCAAGTGCTGTAGTAGCACCAATAGATGAAACAATAGAACCGATGTTGGTTGTACCCGCAAAAACCGATGTGATAAATGTTCTACCAACTGTTGCATGAGATAGGGTTACAGAAAAGGTAATAACAATCCTCGATGTCGAATATACTGGTGTAAACGCCTGAGTCCAGATTTGAAAACCTTCAGAACTTGTAGGAGCTGTGTTGTCTAATACTGTTTGGGTTGTACCAGAAGTGGCTGCAATAGTGCCAGTTACCATCTGAACAACTTTACCGGTTGCCGGAAGCCATGTTGTTCCGTTATAAACTTCGGGAAAATTCAGTGTTGTATTGTATCTTAAATCGGCGGCGGCTGGGCTTGCTGGCCTGTCGGCAGTTGCTCCGCTCGGTATTCTAATTTTCTGTAATCCAGGAATTACTGGGTCAGTTGCTAGACCAACTGCAAAAGAGGGAACTGCGCCGGTAACCGCAGTTTGATTAGCTACCCCTGTGACACCAGTCACACCGGTTGCAGCAGTTAGAACTAAACTACCGTTAACATCAGGTGTATCTGAAAATGAATCTGCGCCTAAAATATTTGCCATTTATTGAACCATCCTTAAATTCGAACTTGCTACGGTACCAGCATAAGTGTATGTAATTGCTGTTCCTGCACCAGTATTTAATAAAGTATTTCCATTACCTGAAGTATCTACTACACCAGTTACTGTAGCACCAGTTACTCCTTCATCGAAATCGTACGATGCAAGTAATCCATAGTCAATTCCATGTCTATTTCCAAAAGACTGATATATCGTTGCTATCTCCGGCTGAGTTAATGTTCTACCAAAATAGAGATATGTGTCAACTTGATACGTTCCAGTTTCATTTGCAGTTCCGGAAGGTGGATATCCATTGATATAGACCTGTGTAAATGTCCCCGGGTTTTGAATTGTAGTACCTGTTGCCAATAAAGTATCATTTCTATAAACTCGATGATTAGTTCCATCGTATGTATAGGTAATCAATACCCAGGTATTGTTATATGGAGTCATCGCGCCGGCTGCACTAGCAACCATAGTTAATCCACCATAAGTCCAACAGTTCACGCCACCCACATTTGCTGCTGTTGTTCCGATTTGTAAACCGGTTGTAGGAGTTACAACTAATGATCCATTATACATTCCAACGAAACTAAATGTAGTGCCGCCATTCCATACGGCATT